ACGGCATCCCTCGGAACATCCTCCTCGCCTCCGAGGCGGCCCTCGTCGCCTGGCGGGACGGGTGGGCGACCCTGTGCCCCCACAAAAACTGCGCCGGGTTCGAGCACGCCGCCGGCATCCCCTACGAGACGTGGATCCAGGGGGACCTCGAACTCCTCCGCCGGTCCGACGCGATCTGCATGGTCGGGCCGTGGACCAAGTCCCCCGGGGCACTCCAGGAGTATCGGCTCGCCCGGAGCCTCGGGATGCCCGTCTACCGCTACATCGCCGAGGAGATCCGGCCGATGCCGGCACCCGCGTTGCAGGTCTACGATGCCCTGGCAGAGGAGGCCGTGCCATGAAGGGCATCCCTGTCTCCAAAAAACAGCACACCCGTGCCTGGCTGATGAAGCACCGGCTCCGGGCCAAGAGCCTCGACGAAGTCGCTGAGAAGGCGTTCGACGCTCTCGCTGAGAAGGAAGGGTGGGACGATCTCAAGGGGGCGGACTGATGGCGCAGGAGTGCAGTATCTGTACCCACTCCCGGCGAGCGGAGATCGACCAGGCCATCGCCCGAGGGGATGCGCACCGGGCGATCGCCCGGGAGTTCGGGGTCTCGCGGCACGCCCTCGATCGCCACAAGAAGAACGGGCACATCGCCCAGCAGATCGCGAAAGCCGAAGAGAAACGCAAGATAGCCGACGCCGATAAACTCCTCGGGATCGTCGAAGGGCTCCTCTCCGAATGTCTCCGGACTATCAAGGAAGCGCGAGGCGACCCGGACAGCGGCATCCTGCCAAACGACAACCTCAAACTCCGGGCGCTGCGGGAGGCTCGCGAGACAGCCAAACTCCTGCTCGATGTACAGGGTAAGACGCCCCCCGACACGGTTGTGAACATAACCCTCATCGAAAACCAGTGGAACGACTTCAGGACCGCGATCCTCGGGGCGATGTGTCCTGACTGCCGTGAGGCGGTAACCCGGATGCTCCGGGCCCGCCAGGAGAGATAACGATGCCTGTCACCCAAAAGCAAGAACTTAAGAACGTACCGATCGCTGACCTCATCCCCTACACCCGCAACCCGCGCAAGAACGACGCTGCGGTGCAGCACATCGCCGCGTCACTCAAGGAGTATGGATTCGTCAAGAACTCGATCGTTGTCGACGAGGATATGGTGCTCATCACCGGGCACACGACCATGAAAGCGATGCAGGCCCTTGGGTGGACGGAGGCCCCTGAGGTCACGCAGGTCTTCGGGCTCACGGAAGCGCAGAAGAAGGCGTACCGCATCGCTGACAATCGGCTCGGCGAGTTGGCAGAGTGGGACACTGACCTGCTCGCGCTGGAGTTCGATGATCTCAAAGAACTCGACTTCGACACCGACCTGACGGGGTTCGACGACACCGCGCTCGCCGACCTCTACCCGCCGGAGAAGAAGGAAGCGGTGGAGGACGACTACGAACCGCCCGCCGTCATCGAGACGGACATCCAGCGCGGCGACCTCTTCGCACTCGGGCGGCACCGGCTGCTCTGCGGTGACTCGACGAGCGCGGAGGACGTGGCGAGGCTGATGGGTGGGAAGAAGGCGGATATGATGTTCACCGATCCGCCCTACAATGTCGACTATGTCGGGAAGACGGCGGACGCACTCAAGATACAGAACGATAAAATGGATGGCGATGCGTTCCGGGCGTTCTTGACCGAGGCGTTCTCGCGCGCGATTGAATGTGCCAAGCCCGGCGCGACGGCATATGTATGCCACGCGGACTCCGAAGGATACAACTTCCGAGGGGCATTCGCCGACGCAGGGTGGCTCCTCAAACAGTGCATCATATGGGAGAAACAACACTTCGTGATAGGGCGCCAGGACTACCAGTGGCAGCACGAACCGATCCTCTATGGGTGGAAACCGGGCTCACATCTCTTCTATGGGGGGCGAAACCTCACCACGATCTGGAGGGTTGACCGCCCGTCTGCGAGCAGAGAACACCCGACGATGAAACCCGTGGCGCTGGTCACATTGGCAGTACAGAACAGCACCAAAGGTGAAGACATCGTCCTCGACCCATTCCTCGGCTCCGGCACCACGCTCATCGCCTGCGAGCAGCTCGGGCGCACCTGCTACGGCATGGAGATCAGCCCGCAGTATTGTCAGGTGATCATCGACCGCTGGGAGAAACTCACCGGGCAGAAGGCGGAGAAGGTCGGTATATGAAGGCTCTGTATCATGTCTGACCCCGCCACCCTGATTACTACCTGGGTGGCAGATCTCCTCCGCGACCTCGACCCCTCATACGTCTGGGAGGAGGTCGCCGCTCGGACCCACCTCTGCCCGCAGCCCGGGCCACAAACCGACTTCCTCGCATCCGAGGCAGACATCACCATTTATGGCGGGGCGGCCGGCGGCGGGAAATCCTTCGGCCTCCTCCTCGCCCCGCTCCAGTGGTCGCACGTCCCCGGGTTCGGCGCCGTCATCTTCCGCCGGACCACCGTGCAGGTACGGGCCGAAGGCGGCCTCTGGGACGACAGTGCCGAGATCTACCCCGCGCTTGGCGCCACACCACGAGAACAGCAGCTCGAGTGGCGGTTCCCGTCCGGCGCCTCCGTCTCGTTCGCCCACATGGAGTACGAGCGTAACCGCCTCGATTGGCAAGGCTCGCAGATCTGTCTGATCGGGTTCGACGAGCTCACGCACTTCACCTGGCGGCAATTCTCCTACATGTTCAGCCGGAACCGGAGCACCTGCGGCGTCAGGCCCCGGATCATGGCAACGACGAACCCCGACGCTGACTCCTGGGTGACCGAGTTCATCGGATGGTGGATCGACCAGGAGACCGGGTTCCCTATCCCCGAGCGGGCCGGCGTCCTCCGCTGGTTCGTGCAGTTCGGCGACGATCTCATCTGGGGGGACTCCCGCGAGACACTCCTGGAGCGCTACCCCGACTCGCTCCCGATGTCAGTCACGTTCATCCCGGCGAAGTTGGAAGACAACCCCGCGCTGACAAGCAAAGACCCGGCCTACCGCGGCAAACTCATGGCGCTGGACCGCGTCGAGCGCGAGCGCCTCCTTAACGGCAACTGGAAGATCCGCCCGGTCGCCGGGATGTACTTCCGGCGGGAATGGTTCGAGATCGTCGACCAGGCGCCGAAGGACCTCCTCGCGGTCAGGTTCTGGGACTTTGCCGGGTCCCGGGTAACCTCGAAGAACAAAGACCCCGACTGGACCGTCGGCCTGCTCCTCGGCTACAAACCGCCGACGTTCTACGTCCTCGATGTGGTCCGGATGCAGGACAGCCCGGGCGCGGTGGAGCAGGCCCTCATCCACACCGCCGAACTCGATGGGCGAGGGGTGCCGGTCTTCGTCGAGCAGGAGCCCGGGTCCTCGTCGCTTTACCTCATCAACTCCCTCGTCGACAAACTGCCCGGCCACGTCGTCACCGGCATCCCGAGCACCGGGAGCAAGCAGACCCGAGCGAAGCCGGTCTCATCCGCCGCCGAGCACGGGAAGGTGGTACTGGTCCGGGGCGAGTGGAACCGGGGGTTCCTCGCAGAGGTAGAGTATTTCCCGGACGGCGCTCACGACGACCAGGTCGACGCCCTCTCCGGCGCTCACGCTGCCCTGGTGGAACTGTGGAAACTCCTGGCGGCAGGCGACGAGGAAGGGGTCGTGACCTACGACAGCCCGGTGAGCATCAGCCCGGTGTGATCTCAACCTACGATACTTATTTATATTATTACATCTAATGTAATTATTGTAAGAGGTGAAAGAGAATGACTCAAACCATTGGACTGAAAACCACCACAAAGCACGGGGATATCTGCATCGTGTTCCCCTTCCTGAAAGAGACTGAGAAGGCAATCCTAATCCGGGTCCCGCAGATCGCCGGGTCCGGATACAACATCTTCGCGACCGGCCGGGAGAAAGAGGTCTGGGTTCCGAAGAGCCAGTTGAAGGAGGCCGGAAACAGCTATTACCTCAAGCCGTTCATCTGGGAGAAGATCGCGCCCAGCACCGCGCTAACGACAGCGGCGTGGGTCATGAAGCAGGTGGGTGCGGACCTTGAGACAACCGGGTTCCCGGCTGAGATGCTCGGGCAGGTCGCGAGCAAGGTGCGGGAGGCGATCTAAATGATTTTTAAGAACTCGCAGGGATACGAGTATCAGATTCGGCTTGTTGGGCAGGAGGGGGATGACCCCCTCACGCTTGAAAACATCAGGATCGATCACATGGACCGGCCAAACATGACATTAGAGGAATACTTCAAGTTTGCTGGAGCCGAGGCTGAGCGACCGTATTTCATATTCATGGAGAGCGAGATTCTGGACTCACTTCAGGAGGGGAACGGGCTTGAGATCACAGAAGATGACCTTATATCTCTTCCTGACGAGTACTTACCTCAAAAATACGTCAACATCCGCATCTACCGCGCCGACCGCGACCGGCTCGCGACCCATATGCGCTACGGGGAGACGATGGCCGACGCGATCCACGCGCTGATCGAGCCGGCCCGCGGCGAGTGACATCCCGGCAATACTGCCGGGAAGTATCCTACTATTTAAAACCCCTACTTTTTTAAGATTTTAAAATTCTCGCCCCTTTAAGTATTTGAGCGTCTATAACCTCCGCAACGGTATTTTGGAGGCCAACGACATGTCGAAACTAATATCCTTCATAATCGGTCTCTTCGAGGCCCTCCGCGCACTCTTCTCCCGGTCCACGCCCCCGGACCCTCTCGCGCCCCCGAGCACCTCGCCCGGCCCGCGTCCGATCTCTCCGGCCGTCCGCTCCTTTGTCCTCGACGGCCACACCAAGGAGATCCAGGCATCGCTTGTCGAGCAGATCGAGCAGTACGAGGCCGCCGGCGCAACCTCCTTCACCCTCCGGTATCCGGGCGGGTATTACGTGATCCGCGACGGGCAGGTTGTCGGGTCCGGGAGGGGCGAATGATTGAGGCACTCCCCCTCGACCTCCTCATCCCCGTCGCCGCGATCGCCGGGACTGCTGCCCTCTCCGCGCTCGCAGGCCGGGAATGGGGCCGGCGAGCAATCCGGACCGCCCACGCGACCCGGGCGGCCGTTGATGTCGTTTGCGGCGCGATCGCCGACGGTCGGGTCACTGAGGAGGAGGTCCGGCAGATCGTCGCCGCCGGGACCAACTGGCTCGCGGTCGTGCAGGCGGAGTCCGAGGCATGAGCACAACCGCCGCCGAGGCGCTACCGGCAGCGCGCCGGATCTGTAATCCGGAGGCAGAGGGTTCGAGTCCCTCCGGCGGCTTTTTGGAGGGTCACGTATG